TCTACATAAATCAACTACTTTAGGTTCAATTTTTAATCCAAGCCATGAGTAATTACTTTTAATAACATTTGAAAATCTAATACTTAGATTTACATTTGATAGTAATTGATTTGCAAAATATCCGTATGTTTCCAAGTCTTCTATTTCAGATAAATCCATTTTGCATTGATCCCTGTACCTTTTTACAATATCAAGTGCTTTCAAATATTCCTGTCTTCCTATTAAATTATTTAGTTGTTCCATTGTTTTGTAATTTACCCGCCTCGCGTTCCAGCCAGTTGATATACTTAGCCAGTTGATCGGAAGCGGTGATTAGTAATTGTTTGCCTTCGTAGCTGGTAGGCCGTAGGCTGCACGGTGCAGTACAGCCTACGGGCATAATCCAGCAGCAGATCGGTGTCTGAAGCGGTCATGGCTTTTCAGCAATTAACACCTCATACCATTGTTTCCCGGCTGCGATAAACGACGCATCCCGAACAATGTAATCAGGTAATGATTGTTTCAGTTCGGTTAACTTTGCCACCGATTCGGCGGCATACACTTCGGAAATAGCGGCGTAGAGTTCGGCGTTCTGGTCTGTGCCGGTTTCGCACCATTGTTTGATTTGTTCGCCGGTTGCCTCTGTAATCAGGAATGGTTCTTTACCTTCAAACAGGTTGGTACGATCCTTTGACGCAATTGCCAGATGCGTGTCGCGGTCAATGTTCAGCGACACGGTTAATTCATATTCCCAACCCTCGCGCTGTATATCTTTCATTCCTACTTTGTGAACTTTCTTACCTTCACCCATTACGGTTTCCATCTTCGACCGTGTGCAGGTAATTACGTGCGCTCGACACTGCAATACAGTTTGAACAAACGCGTCGTGACGGGGTGTTGTTTCATTCCACGCGCTCCATGTGTTCCCCTTGTACTTTGCCGCTGCAAGGCGTTCGTTGATTTCAATACAACCTCCTGCGCCATTCCATTCGTGGCTACTGCTGTCAATGATAATGCATTCCATGCCGGCAGAAATACAGGCGTTTACTGCTTCAATGTACCGTTCCGGGCTGAAAGGCGGTTGCAGATCAATTGTATTAAAATCGCCCAAATGACTGTAAAGGCTGGCCGATCCGTTTTCGGTATCAATTACCGCTATTTTATCCCAGTTACCTACAAGACCTTTCGCCATACGTAATGCGCTCATTGTCTTACCTGCCCCTGATGGTGCTGATAAATTCAGGCGCAGGAATGATTTTTTTCGTGTTGCTTTTCTTAATTGTAAATTACTCATAGTACTTAAATTTAGTTTGTTGACATTTTTTAATGTATTCTTCCTTGCCCATCCGTGCAATATCCTGCCGCGCTTCTTCAGCTATGATTGCCCATGTGCTGCGCGATTTGTAGGCTCGTGCGCGTCCTGTTTCGTCGCGGGTGATACTATCGGGAATAGTGCGGAGTTCGTGGGCGTGTGGGGTTTCAAAAATCATTATTCGATTTCATTAATTGTTCGCAAATATATTCCTCAGCCTTTTCTAAATCTTCATAGATCCATTTATTTTCTTCCGGGGTGTACAAGGATTCATCCCATTCGATTGATTCAATGTCTACGTAATCGCGCCCGGAATCATATCCGCTGCATCCCCAGTATTCGTAGGCACCAATACCGTCATTTGACATCGACCATTCAACGGTAAATTCTACTTCAATTCCAGCCGCCTTTGTTGTTGTTACTTTACTGATCATAATAAATTCAGGTTTTTAAAATCATTTACGGTATAGGTTACATCTGACATCGGGTTGGTCATTGAATAGGTGCTGTAAACGCGGTCAGGCCACACTACCAATGAACATATTTCATGGTATGTTTGGTAGTTACACTTGTAGCCTTTCGCCCTAAGTTCCTGAATTAACTGTTGCAGTTCCTCTGTGCTGCCG